CACGCCGACAAGCGGCGCGCCGGGTCCCGAGATGGCGATCGGGCGAAGCAATTCCAGAGATGTGTTTTCCCTGTGGTACGTCTGAGCCACGGCGGCAGCCACACCGGGCCGCTAAATAATATCGGGGGTGTGAGATGTGGAAGAACTTACGACATTGATGTTGCCGTCTTGGTAGGCGATATGGCATACAAAGGCGGCATCAAGAGCATTCAGCGTGAAATGGCTTGGCCGGGACAGCCGGTACGCCACATTATCAAGGTGCAACATAACGCGGCCAGCTTTCGGAAGCAATACGCGGGAAATTTCATCCCGATCGTCACGGAGAAAAGAAAAGGTTCACAATTTGTTCGCATTGTGTTCGCTTGTGTCACACAATCTATTCGGGTATAATGGAGACAGAAAGAACGAAATGGAGGAATGAACGATGAGAGTTTGGGAACGCGAAGGATATCTGGTCGAGGAAAGGCCGTTCGACCACGACCTGCACGAGTTTGACGTAGTGAAGGACGGCGAAGTGATCGCCACGATTACGCCGGCCGACCTGGACGACATGCAGCGGATCGTCGAAGCGCTGGACGCCGGCGAAGACGTAAACGGGTGGGATGACGGCATGGGGAACACGATCCACATCCCCGCCTGACGATGGCAGCCCGGCAAGCTGCCGAAACCTAGCCCCTACAGGGGCGATGGTCGCGGGAAGCCGCTATCGTACCTACAAGGAATTGGCCGGGAACGGCCGCATCAAAAATCATAGGAGGATGATTAAATATGCCGACGATGAAGGAAAACGAAGTGATCCAATTCCTACTGGGAGAAACGCGGATTGACGTGGAAGGCGGCTACTACGTGTTGGAAATCCAGGACGAAGGCGACGAGATCCGCGTCACGGTCGATTACGAGAGAACCGAGAAAGATGGCGACCTCTCCCCCATCGGTCGGAACTGCGTATTCAACACGACGTACAGCACCGACCACTACACGGAACCGTCGTTCAGCTTCGAGCGCCTTAGCTCTGACCTTAATGAACATGGGCTGGAAGAAGTCGATCAGTGGTTCGTCCGCTTCGCCGAGTCGAAGGGATGGGAGCCGCGAGACTGACGAGCAGGGCTAGGCCCTACCCCGTGAAAGCCGGGGTCGGCGGGGAAACCCCGCCGCGGCGCTCAACCTGCGGAAGCAGGAAAACACACGAAAGGATGGTCAAAATGGAAAAAATTAAGGTTCGCGTCGAGTACAAGGCAGGCGAAAGCCGCTACAGCAACAAAGCTGTCGATTGGATGCTGGCCGTCGTTCCGATCTACGAAGATGGTGTCCATGTTGACGACGTGGAGCTGTACGCTGAGGCGGAAAATCCGACGTGGAACGAGGATGGGGGCTACTTCGAAGACGAACGGGCGACGTTCGAGGAATTGCGCGCCGAAATCTTTGATCAGGCGGAAGAAAAAGGCATTGATCTTTCACAGTACGAACTGATCTACGAATGATTGCAGGGCTAGGCCCAGTCCCGTGAAAGCCGGGACCGCCCCGAAAGGGGCGCGGCGCTCAACCTGCATATAGGGGTGGTGCTATTGAGAGGACAACAAATCATGCCCGGTCAAAAGTACGGAGAGCTCGAAGTTATCGGAGCGTCTCCGGAAAAACTCTGGAACGAGGCGGCATATATCTGCCGATGCTCCTGTGGCGAAACCACTGTCGCCACCAAGAGCCAACTTCAGACCGGCAGAAAAAAGTCCTGCGGCTGCCTGCGAAAACGGACGCCCGCGAATGCGCTCGACCTGACCGGGCAGCGCTTCGGATACCTCGAAGTGATTGAGCGTGCCGGGACGAACGAGCGGGGGCAAGCGTTATGGCTCTGTAAATGTCACAGATGCGGAAACCTCCAACCGTTTACGGCGACCATTTTGCGCATTGGCGGAGCAGCTACCTGCGGGTGTTCTAAGCACGATCACATTCGCGCTGCAAGACAAGCACTCGACACCAAATACACCGTTGATGGCGTCCAGATTCCGATCCTGACCAAAAAGGTCAGGTCTGACAGCGGTACCGGTGTCAAGGGCGTGCATCGGCGCATGCGGAACGGTAAGGAGTTTTTCGAGGCGCATATATCGGTGAAGGGAAAACGGAAATGGGGACCGCCGCGAAGCACGCTGGCAGAAGCAATCGCGGATCGTAAGGCATTTGAGGAGCAGTATCACAGACCGTATCTCGAAAAGGCAAAACGAAAGGATGAACCGAATGGCTGACCACACAATCCTTGACCTCATCGGCGCCGCAGAATTCGCCCGTCTGCTCGGAACAACCCAACAGAACGTCAGTCTGGCCGGCCAACGGGCGCTGAAGCCCACCTACCGGGGCAAGTTCCCCCGGCCGGACGCGGTGTTCGAGGGGCGGCCGTTGTGGAGACGGGATCGGGCGGAGGAATATGCCCGGGAGCGAAAAAGTTCATAATTTGTTCGTGTTGTGTTCGCTTGTATAACACAATTATATGGGTATAATTAGAATCAGAAAGAGCGAACGGGAGGAATGAAACGATGGCAAAAGCCAAAGTGATCTCGGAGTATTATCGGCTGGTGGATGGCAAGCGCGATCCCCTGAAAGTTTTTGAGCCGAACACCTCGTGGAAAGAGATGTACTGGGAAGCTCTCCACGCCATCAAGGAAACGGGGTATGCAGCCGTATACATCCAGCGCGTCACCAAGTGGGTTGTAAACGTCGAGGATCTGACCGAAGAGGATCGCGAAGGTTTTGCGTTTTTGCTCCTCCCGGTCGACCAGACGGAGGGGCCCTTCGAGGGCGAAATCGTTACCGGAGAGTACGCGGTCAGCATTCCGCAGCACATGCCGGTAGAGCTGAGCAGGTACCACCCGGTGAGCGGCTGGCTGGTCCCGGACGAGATCGATGTCTGAATTTCCCCCTGCTTGAAGAGTACGCCCAAAGCAAAAAATCCCCGCCCAGCACATAGCCGAGCGGGGATCGGTTATTTCTGGGCGCCGAATGCCCGATACAGCATCGTCCAGAGCTCCTCGCGTGTCACCGTGTCCTTCGGCCGGCTGCCGTCCGTGATGCCTTGCTTGACCACCCAGGCCCGCGCCTCGCGCGCCCAGGCGGATACCTCGTCTGTTGCCGACGGCTGCGCGGGCTGCTTCGACTTGAGCCCGTACGTCTCCACGATCCCGGCGACGATGGCCTCCGCGCACTTGCGGCGGTATTCGTCGCTCTTGAGCAGCTCGCACTCATCCCGGTTGGTCATAAACCCGCACTCGACCAGGACGGCCGTCATGCGGGTCTCGCGCAACACGTGGAAATTCGCAGACTTCACGCCGCGGTCCGGACGACCCGTGGCGCGGATCAGTTGCCGCTGGACGGCGTTGGCGAGCGCGACGGCCGCCGGCGGGCGCGTCTCGTACACATACGTCTCGATGCCCTGTGCACTGCTCCAACCATCTCCCGCAGCGTTCGCGTGGATCGACACGAACAGATCGGCCTTCCACGCATTCGCACGGTCGGTGCGCTCCCGGAGTGGCACGTCGCGGCTGTCGTCATGCGTCAGCATGATATCGATGCCCTCATAGCCGTTGAACAGCCGGTCAGCCACGTACCGAGCGACCACGCTGTTGAAATGGTATTCCCGGAGCGATCCGTCGGGCGACCGCTTGCCGGCCGTCTCCGGCCCGTGACCGGCGTCAATGGCGATCCTCATACCTCATCACCTTCGCCCTTCTCGACTTCCGGCAGCCCGGCCAGACTGGTCAGGTAGCTCAGCAGCGCAGCCAGCGCGGCTGTTCCGGCGACCATCCGCCAGTCCACCTCATAGATCACGGCCGTCGTGCCGATGGTAGCGACGGCCGTCTGTGCGGCCGTCTTGATTGCGCGGATCGTCGCCGCGCGGAGCCATTGTTTGATCATTTTCAACCTCTCCCTTCGTTTTCGAGGCGGTCAATCCGCCGATGTGCCTGCTTCGCGCTCTCTTCGACACGCGTCACCCGTTCGGCGAGCATGTCATACCGCTGACCCTGAGAGCGGATCTCCACGCGCAGATCATCCACGCCGCGCGCGATATACTCAACGCTGGCGCGCAGCTCGCCGTCCTCGGCGCCGTCCTGACGCACGGTTCGCGACCGCCCGAGCCAGCCGAGCACAATCCCGCTGATTGCTGCGGCGGCCGATATGACCGCCGTAATTGTAATACCGTCCATTTTGCACCGCCCCCAACAAATCAGGCCCCGCCTATTCGGCGGAGCCCTCATACGCAGAACCTGTGATCTCTTGATACTGTTCCGGCGTGATCTTGCCGGCCTGCACAAATACAGCGACTTGTGCTTCGGTGTATCGCCCGGCGTCATAGTGACGCTTGACGATGGTGAACCAATCCATTCTAGATCACCTCCCGATTGACGAGTTCCAGCAGCAATGCAGCCTGCTCCTGCTCCGCCTGCTCAAGACGCGCTTGCGTCTGTGCGAGTTCGAGCGCAAGCAGGGCGTTTTCTTCCTCCAGCAGTTCTATCCGTGACTTCGGCGACGGCGGCCGCCGGCGTCCCGGCTTCCTGGATGCGGCCAGGCGGGGGAACTCCTGCAGCTCGTCGGCCGCCGGCGTCCCGGCTTCCGGAAAAGGTCCGCTCCCGGCTGCGCCAGGAGCGGCGGCCCTTATTTTTGTCTCAGCCGCCTTGCGTCTCAGCGTACCACAGCCCTCCGGCCAGGCAAGGGTAAAGCCTTGCGGCCGCTGCGGCATATCCTCCCGGCTTTGCCGGTCCGGTATATCCTCGCGCCCTTGCCAAGCCGAGCCATCTACCCCCGAGCACGCCGACAAGCGGCGCGCCGGGTCCCGAGATGGCGATCGGGCGAAGCAATTCCAGAGATGTGTTTTCCCTGTGGTACGTCTG